GCTAGAAGACCATCATAAACATTTTTGCCATAGAAAGAACTCTCCCAAATGTTTATGCTTGTCTCTCTCAGCTTACCAAGAACATAGTGGTAGAGCTTCATGACCGTGTGAGCAGGTGTGACACCACCACCACGATGATGCTTGATCGGCTCATATTCGACACTACCAACATAGTAGCTCAGCCATTCATCATCTGATCTCGACTTCACAAAGATGCGATGACCTTGCATCTTTGACAGAGCCGCCTTAAGGATAGACGTGAATGTCTTAGCATCTTTGATGAGGATCTCTTTCTCAGTGCCTTTCTTCAAGATCCTGATCCACGTCGTTACGTCCTTGTAGGGCTGATTTGCTTCTTTGACCTTCAACCCTTTTTCGTACACAAGCGGCTTCAAAGCAGCGGCCAACTTTTCGATCACTTTGATTGTGAGATCATCAAGATCAACAGCTGTGCTTTCTCTGAAACGCATGTCGTCTTGATTGATACCTATGCTTTCACAGATCTCCTTCGGAAGAGCTCTGCAGACGAATCTATGAAGTTGGATATCCATCTCACACCTCAGTTAGTGAGTTTCTTTTTCTTGGCTCTGGCTTTGCTGATCCGTTCAACGTTGGCTTCCTTTACCAAGCTTCGATGGATGCTATAATCCTCAATGATCTTCCTCCCGATCTCCATTGAGAAAGATTTAGGATTTGATGTGCTGAGCATCGGGTAGTCTTTCTTATTTTCATTGATGAATCGCCTGATTGTCTCATAAGAGACATCACATACTTTGGCGATTGTCAGGAATGTGTGGAACTTGAGATCTTCAGCAGTGAACTGCCTTTTCTTTCTCGGTTCATTCTGATCTTTGATGGTAGGCTTCCATGGTTTTTTGATGAAGTTGATCGCGGTCTGGGCAATTTGTTCGTACTCAATCTTGACCGTCGCATCTCGACTGTCGACGTAAACCTTCACATGATCTTCAAAGAATGTCAAATGACACGGCCCTTCTCCAGTCATAAATGGAGTCTTGAACTCGAACTTCGGTTTTTCTTCTTTTAGGATTTCCATGTTGACCTCAATGAGTGAGTTGATAGTTGGCTGGGAGAGTAGGAATCGAACCTACATTACTACAGTCAAAGTGTAGTGTCCTACCATTGAACGACCTCCCAATGTGCACCAGTCAGTTTGCACCGACTGGTGTCCTGCAATCTGACTGAGTTTCTACCCATGGAGATGACATCGACAATTCGATATTTTCATGGGTTAGCTACTACACTCAATCAGTTCACAGGAAGCTCTAAAGATTTTGGCTCGGGTGAGGTTCGAACTCACGACCCATTGGTTAAAAGCCAATTGCTCTACCAACTGAGCTACCGAACCGAACGCTGATTACTCAGCGCCTTGAATGAGCCTCATATGAAGGCCAGTGGGATAGTCACGCTCACCATCGAAGTTGTGGTGTGCTGTGTGCTCATCAACGATCGTCGTAGCGATCTCTTTGTCCTTGAAGTACTTCAACCAGCGATGATAGAAATTGCGCATGTCTTTGATCATCGACCTAGGCACTTCACTGTCTCGTTTGGTACGGCCGATGGCAAGCTGCTTGCCGAACTCCGGGTCGAAGACGTCAGCCCTACCTTTTTGACGACTGCACAAGCTCCAACCAAAGCGAACTTGATTCGTTCCGGGAAGCAAGATAGCAACCATCACGCCTCGCTTGATGTTGTGCTTGTCTCTGATGAACTGCACTGCCTCAGTGATATGAGCCACGTTTTTCTCCATTAGAAAGTGATATTCAATTCTTTCTTCTGCTTAGCATCTTCACTAGTCAACAGCTTCACATGACCAGTGACTTTACCATGGATCCTCTTAACTGATCCTCTGCTTTTGTGTACTTGTTTCTTGATCTTTAAAGTTCCCACGCACGTCTCCTTTAATAAGTGGAGGTCCAAACGGGATTTGAACCCGTGTTCCTGCCGTGAAAGGGCAGTGTCCTAGACCGCTGGACGATGGAACCATTTGGTGACCACGACCGGACTCGAACCGGTGGCCAACAGATTAGAAATCTGTTGCTCTATCCAACTGAGCTACGTGGTCAAGTTGTTAGTATTTCTTAAATTTATCTCTGGCTGGATGCGGATCCACCCAAGTTTCCCACTCATCACCAAGTTTTTTTACGATCCTCTCAAAAAGTTCTTTCAAAAGATTCATGTGATTGTTAGCGCAAAGTTCTAGATCTTTCAATTCAGCTTTTGTAAGCTTACCACTTTGCTTTGCGAATCTATACAATCGACGAACGCTTATGATATTGTCTGCTGTTCTTCTCCATTTACTGTCAATGTCATCAATCACCGCGTCCTCCAAAGATCGAACGAAGTGCGGAGATCCTTAGTGCATTCATTGCGCTCTCAAGTTCTTGGTGCTTCTTGATGTAATCGTTGAATGCCACTTCATAAAGAAGGTTGTGATCAGCCTTCAACACCTCACGATAGCCCATAGGATTGCAAAATCCTGGAGCCATACGACACATCGCTTGCCATTTGTTGTCGATCTCTTTAACGATAGACACCATCGCCTCAATGCTCTGAGGATTCCTAACCTTCACGAGTTCATGAAGGTCTTTGTTATGCTGGAAGAACACTGTCTTGATCGCTTCCTTCCGCTTGTCAGGATCATCACCAGCCTCCGACAAGATCTTCGCCATGTCCTTTGCTTTCATGATGGGACCTCTAGTGATTGATTACCAGTCTAAGTAGTTCTTAGCCTTTCTCACATGTTTCTTTTGTCCATTTTTTGTTTTAGTCATTCTCAATGTTATCCCTGCGGCACCAATTGGAATCTCAGATATATGAACAAAATAGCATTGATCGGTAGCTCGATTATATGTGGCTATCCAATCAAAAATTTCATGTGAGTATTTTTTGCCATTAGAAAAGAACTTGACTGCTGTTCTCTCTTCATGATTGACATATTTTACTTGTAGCCTTTCAAGCTTACATTTTCGTAAAACTATCAAGTCTACGCTTGAAAATGGAGACAAAGGCGTATACACTTCATATCCATGTCTGATGCAATATTCTTGAACTTTCAATTCTGCAATAATTCCTTTTTTGTGTGTGGATCTCATTACATCACCTAGAAAGTTGGAGCCCAGACCGAGAGTCGAACTCGGATTAGAGGATTACAAATCCACTGTAATAACCGTTATACTATCTGGGCATAGGGAGCCGAAGCTCCCATTTTTCTAGACGTGAGCAGGTTCCTTCAGCTTGGCAACTCGCTTCTTCCCTTCAGCCCAAGCTTGCTCCTTGTGTTTCTCCTCGTCGATCAACTGCTTTCGCAGATCCTCGGCCTTCTTCGCAGCTCGCTCTTCCTCGATCTTTCGGAAAGGAGCCAATGCCTCTTCGTCTTGCTTGTCCTTGAAGCACCACCATTGGATCTCTCTCCAAGGCTTCTTCTCAACGACTCCGAAGTCGAAGAAGCCATGGAACTTCGGCTTGTAGCCATCCAACGATTGCTGTTGAGCAGCCCAGCCTTCATTCCTCATCGCATCGCCGGTCAGGAGCAGATGAGTGAAGAAGACTTTGTCGCCGCTGATCCTACCGCTGCATTGAGTGATATTCACTATGTTTTTCTCCTTTGTACTTGAAGTAGATGACTGTTTGTGCGATGGTGTTCATCAGCAGCAGAACACCAATGACGATGTAGAACGCGTTGTTGATGCGACGTTCCCATTTCTTAGAGAACATCAAGCCTCCTGTTCGACACCACCATCGGAAACAGCAGCGACGAGATGCTTGTTGTCTTTGTCTTCGAGGATGATACTGCCACTCGGCAACCTCATGTAGCACTTCGTACCGTGTTGAGCAGCGAACTCACTGCCCTTACGACGAACCAAAGAACGATTCGTGTCACGGTAGACTAATTTCGGCTTGGTGCCCTTGCTGTAGTGGAGAGCTTCCCACTGCTTCTGATCAGCGCTCTTCTGAACGATGACGTCATTCTCGATCGGTTCGAACTTGTCTTCTGCCACGACTGCCTCCGAATTGAGGTGATGGTACAACTACTTGATGACGGATGCCACCAAGTCAGCGTTCGTCTTGTAGGTAGTGCACCACGTCTGATAGTCAGCACGTGGCTGGTCACCACTGATGTTCCATCGGTCACCATCGACCTGCTTGATGGTGATTTTCACACAACGGCCTTGAACGTAATCCAAGTCCAAGAACTTTTTACCGTCGAGATGAACGAAGTTGAATTGTTCTGGTTGGAACTTAAAGTCCGGATTGAAATGAAGCAGGCCCATTCCTACCGGTGACGACGCTTGAGCTGCAGCAGCAGCGATCTTCTTAATCTGCTCTTCAGTGGCTGTGATTTCCACTGTCTACCTCCGTGAGTGAGTGTTATGCAGCGCAAGCTGCTTCGATCCATTCCTTGATCTCATTGTCTGTTGCCATCTCCAACATCGTCAAAATGTCTTGCTCGCTCATTCCAGCAGCAGCCATTGAGTACGATGCGATGAGCTTGTTGAGTCCCTTCTTCCTGGTGAGCGTTCCACCAATGAAAGGGCCGGCCATCGTGGTGAGCATCAGCGCATTGCCGCCGGTGATGTCGATCAGCTGCTCGGCGACCTTGCTCAGATCGTTGTCGTCTTTGATGCCGAAGACTTGATGATGAGCATAGCACGCTTCCAACAGAAGCTTGAACTCATCCATCTTCTCACAGACAACCTTCGTCGTGTCTCTGCAAGCGAAGAGCAGGGTCTCCGTCACGACGCTCATTTCCTTCTCATCGACTTTGATGAGCTTCCCACCAAAGCCAAGCTCGAACTCGATCACTGACTGTATTGCTTTAGCGAGTGGAACCTTACGATCGTTCATGGTCTCAAAAGGACGACCACTGTGTGATCTTGCTTGTATCATCTGAACCATGCTGCCATCCTAATGAGTGAGTGTTGTGTCTACAGCAGAGCCATGTAAATGACGCGATCTGCACGAAAGCTGCGGTACTGTTCCTTCTCCTGATCGAAGATGAAGACAGAAGTCTCCGGCAACTTCTTGTTCGGTTGACCATCAGCTCTAGGCTTCGGCTTGTAGTCGAGATCGACGTTGCACTTCATCTTACGAATGGTCTCATCATCTTTGATGAACCATACCCTTAGCGTCTTGCCCTTGCTCTTCTTCACAAAGGTCTTGACAGCTTTGAGATCGTGGAACAGATAGCTCTTAGCCATGTGGATCTCCTATTCTGTGAAACCATGCTTGAGGAGAAACTCCTCATTGAAGATGTTCTTGAACTCGTTGCTTCCTGCTTCCAACACGGCGAGTCGAACCTTGTGACCGGCGACCAGTTTGATGAACGGCTTATCAGGCTCGGCTTCAAGACACTTGACCTCCTCTGACAGAGCATGCTTCGCTGCTCTTCCGAGATTCGGCCAGTGTCCCATGAATCTGAGACCTTGGATCCCTTCAACAATCATCTCATTGAAGCGGATGATCTCACGTGACTTGTTGCGATTGCTGTTCATCGCCAATATGCCGATGAGGCCCTCCATGATCTCATCATCTTCCATGTCGCCTTTGAGCTGATGCTCTTCAGCGAACTTGATGCAGAAGTTCACATCATCAGAAGAGCCATCGATGTTGTTGGCCATCAACTTTCGAAAGTTGATCTTCAACTTGAAGCGAGAAGCATACACCCATCGCTCTTCACCGTCATCACACACGACCAAGACCGTCTCGTCTCCAGGAGCTTCCTTGGCTTCCGTCACGCCTTTAACAACGTATACCTTGCCATTTGTCAAGCGGACGTTGGTGTTGTTCAAATCGTTGTGAGCATCATTGAGGCAGACAACGATGTTGTCCTTCTCCATCTTCACCGCTTTAGCCATGACGTTCCTCCACAGCTTTCACCTTTTCGATCATCTCCGGTTCGATGAAAGCAACAGTGCCGTCTTTGAGTCTGACGACGAAGTAGTTGATCTTCACGCTACCACCAGCGATCAGTTCCTTCCTGCCAAGGTAGACGCCATTCTGATCTGGTGCTGATCCCCAAAAGACCTTGAGGATAGCAGCGATGATGAGCATTCGCTTCATGACTTCACCATCTTCCGCTCAGTCTCAAAGCTGTTGATCACATCAGCAACCATCTGGATCTTCTTCAGTTCTTCGAGGATGTTGTTGCACAGCATCCCAGCCATCAATGGCGGAATGTACTTCGACTCGAACTCGCCTTCCACCTCAGCCCAAGCACCAAAGTAGAAGATGGCAACACCAGTCGGGTAGAGACCATCGTTCATGTTGTCAGTGCTGAAGTGCTTCTTGATGATGGTCAACATCTCATGATTCATATCATGAGGCGGCATGCAGTCGAAAGTCAGTTGGATGTTGGCAACGCCATCCTCAACTGCTTTGCGGATAGTGCCGATCTGGATGATCGTCTTGTTGAGTGCCACGGCTGTGCTCCTGAGTGAGTTCGTCTGGTTTGTAGGTGGCTGCAGGTTGATACTGCCTGGCTGGACCATATGGATAATCAGTCCAGCCAGGCAGCCTCGTAGCGACCAACCTGTGTGGTTCCCCTCGGCTGCTGTTTCAGCCGTAGATCGCATCACCAAAAACGCAGCACTGCAGCAGCACATCGCTGGTAGTGGCGTCGCCGTCTTCCACCATCAGATCAGCAAAGTGCTTTGGGTACTTCTTCGCCATGATGGCGATACCACGTCTGATCGACGGCAGATCTAGACGGTACTCCTTGCTCTTTTTCTCTTCGGTGCTGGTCAACACCACAGCACCACCTTCGCTCATTGGGAAGTCGACGTATTCGTACACATGAGCTTTGTCGATGCGGAACGTGATCCTCTTCGGCATCACGTAGCTCTTGATCTCGTACCAATAGTTCGATCCACCTTCGAAGGCACCGATCAAGTGACTGGCGATCACCTTCATCTTCACGTTGATGATGATGTTCAATTCATCCTTCTTTGTATGGATGATAGTTTCACCAAGCTTTCCGTTTTTGGAAGTGATTGACACTTTCTTCATTGCAGTGCTCCATTAAATGAGTGAGTGGTGCGCTACTTGAGCGGCAGGATCCACTTGCACTTGTCTGTCTTCTCGACGACGACTCGATCGCCGATGCAAGGAGGATTCTGCAGATCATCGTTGAAGGTGAACTCGATCTTGGTACCATCTCGCATCTCAGCAGCAACGATGTTATTGTTGATCGATTGGACGGTGACCTTGCGGCTGAGAGTGCTCAATGATTTGTTGAACATTGTTGCTCCGTGAGAGTGAGTCAAAGCATCAATGGAGTCGAGCTCAATGCTCGACTCCATTGAATGGGACCGAAGAAGCGTCGATGTCGTCGAAGCCGCTCCTTCGGTCCTCACTGTTTTTTCTCGTTCTCTGAGATTCACTTACTCGATCCATTCGATCTTCCAGTCTGCAAGTACCGATCTCACATCGGGTCAGCTGGTGTTCAGTTATCTCAGGGATTTCCTTCCGGAAGGTCCTTTAACCTCGCATATGGTCCGGGTTGGTTGATGCCTCGGTTTTGCCATATGGCTACTCGTTTGGGTGTTATCATGAGGTGAGTTGTTCCCTCATCCTACTTGGCTTGGCATATGGGCCGTTTGGAAGCTGTTTAGCTCTACCACTGGGTTTTCAACCAGGTATCGATGGAGTCAGGTTTCGAGTGAGTTCACTGTGCAGTATAGATTGCAGGTATGCTTAACTACTGAAGGTGCCAACTCGTCGAATCGTTTGCCGTGAGGCGTTTGTTGGTAGCCGCTTGTCAAAGACCGTGGTTTAATGTGAACCTATTATACTGATAGGGAAACTTTTTGTACACCCAAAAGTTGGGCTTTTTTCGCCATACGAAGCAGCTGTGCTTGTGGCGGTTAACCGCCACAAGCACAGCTGTGCACTACGCAGTACGTTGATGCCACGTCTCGACTGTCTCGTTGAAGATGTCCTTCAACGTCTTCGTGATCTCCCACTTCGGATAGTGGACTCGCATCTTGTGCAGATCGCTGACGTACCACTGATGATCTCCACTCCTCACAGCATCTGTGATCTCGTACTCCATTGGCTTACTAGTGATCTGCTCAATGAGCTTGAAGCTCTCCAAGATCGAGATGGAGTTTGACATCCCACCTCCGATGTTGTAGATCTCAGCGCATTTCGGAGCAGCGATGAACTCCTCAATGAAGCGTGCCACGTCGTAAGCATGGATGTTGTCTCTCACTTGCTTACCCTTGTAGCCGAACACAGTGTACTTCTTTCCTTCCAAATTGCACTTGATCAAGTAGTTGAGGAATCCATGCAGCTCAACACCACTGTGATTGGGACCTGTGAGACATCCACCTCTCAAGCAAGCAGTAGGCATGTTGAAGTACCTACCGAACTCTTGAACGTAGAGATCAGCTGCTGCTTTCCCAGCTCCAAAGAGCGAGTGCTTGCAGTTGTCAATGCTCAGTGTCTCATCGAAGCCAAACTCAGCTATCTTTCGATCGTAGTTGTCAAGTGGAGACCAACGTGTCTCTGTCTCGTAGTAGTTCAGTTTGTTCGGATTGTCGCCGTAGACCTTGTTTGTGCTCGTGAAAACAAAAGGAGCCTCAGGACAATACTTCTTGGCTAGAGAAAGCATGTTGAAGGTTCCAACAACATTGGTACCAAAGTCCTTTCTCATGATCTGAGCTGCGAGATCATGAGATGGTTGAGCAGCGCAGTGAACGATGGCTGAGATCTTGTCTTGCGAATCGACAACTGTGAATACCTCTTCCAGCTCAGTGGCCATGCTGATGTCGGCATCATAGTGGAAGTAAGATCCTTGATACTTCTCAAGAAGCTGATTCACTCGCCACGCTGTGTCACCAGCTTCTCCGAAGAATCGCTTTCTGTTATTGTTGTCAATGCCATGCACCATCCAACCGAGCTTGATGAAGTGCTCGACTACTTCGCCGCCGATCAATCCACCGCTGCCTGTCACGATCATGATCTTCATCGTTTCTCCACAGATTCAAGCCATCTAACTTTCTTTCCATGAGCTTTAGCGTATTCTATCTCTGAACGTGTTGAATCGCCGATGTATCCGTTTACATTCAAAACGAGGATCTCATCAGCAATATCAATTTTTCTTTTGTGAAGAACATCTAAAGCCTTTTTAGTTTCTTCTGTCAGTACGCCGATACTTTGAAGATCAGCATCGCTTTTTGTATTACACCCTATCTGTAATACAATTCTACCAGCTAAGGTCTCTTCAAGATTTGCCTTTTGCCAGGCCTCTATAAATCTTGTACTACCACAGAGACAAACGATCACTGGTCGATCTTTTATTTCACAGTCGAATGTCACTTGTATTGTATGCATTCTCATCTCACACTGCGATTGGAGCTTTGATGGAGGGATCCGGATCATACCCCTCCAATTTGAAATCCTCGTACTTGAATGCCAAGATGTCTTTCACTTCTGGATTGATGATCATCTTCGGCAGAGACTTCGGTGTTCTGGTGAGTTGCTCAGCCACTTGATCAAAGTGGTTCTTATAGATGTGGATATCGCCGAAAGAGATAATGAGCGTCCCAGGCGTTAAACCGCACACTTGCGCTACGATCTGCGTGAGCAGCGCGTAAGAAGCGATATTGAACGGCAAGCCTAGGAACGTATCGATGCTGCGAGCATAGAGATGGCAATCAAGTCGCCCATCGGTATGCACATAGAATTGAAAGAGCGTGTGACACGGCGGTAACGCCATCTTATCGACTTCAGCAGGATTCCAAGCGCTAACGATGTGGCGACGACCATCTGGTCTATTCTTGATCATCTCTATCACGTTGGCTATCTGATCTATGCCTTTATGATAGCCTTCAAGACCACCAAAATCTCTCCACTGCTTGCCGTACACAGGACCGAGATTTCCTTTAGCATCAGCCCATTCATCCCAAATGGTAACACCATGATCTTGGAGGAACTTGACATTTGTGTCACCACGCAAGAACCAAAGCAGTTCTATGATCAAGCTTCTCAAATGGATCTTCTTTGTCGTGAGTAGAGGAAACCCTTCTTTGAGATTGAACTTCATCTGATAGCCAAAGACAGATCGCGTCCCGGTACCAGTACGATCTGTTCTATCTTCGCCATTGGCCATGATATACTGCAGCGTCTCGAGATAATTCTTCATTTCTTGTCCTCCTTGCGCTGAGTCAAACGGATCTTGAATGTGTCGAGTCGCTTCTTCTTTTCTGTTGCGAGTCTTTCCAGCCACTCAACGCCATCACGTTCAGAAGATGTTTGGTGATCGGCCATTGAGTAACTCGCTCTAGCAGAGTCGGCTCTTTGCTTTGTGATGTTGTAGTCCAGTTCCAGCTCTTCTAGGATGTCACCTGCCAAGATCTTTCTCAGATCAGGTGGCTGCCAACCAGCGGGCTTCAAGATCTTACCGTCAGGACGAAGATGCACTTTGCCATCCTCGCCGACTTTCGCCATGTTGCTGCGATGCACTTCATCCCACCCAGCAGCCATACGATGCTCAAAGCCATAAGTCAGCGCTGTTCCAAGCACGACATACTCGATGTCTAGTAATGCGTCGAAGATCTCGATCTTATTCTTCGAGTTCATTGCTCTGAACAGTTCAGCGACTTCTTCTAAGATCAAGTTCTGTCTAACGCTTTTGAGTTGATCAGACACTTCGCCAGTCGGAAGCGCTGTGAATTGGCTCTCAGCGCCTGTGATCTTGTAGAACTCACGAATGTCTTGCATCTGCTTCTTCATCGGAACCGCACCTTGTCGCAGTGCCAAGAACTGAGCATCATTCAGAAGCGCGTTGTCTTCTCTGATCTGAGCACGAAGTGCTTCACGTTGTTTACGTGTCAGTACATTCGGCTTTTCTTTCTTCGCGATCTTCTTCATGATCTCTTCTCCTTATCGACTGGTGCAACATATTCAAGTTGATGGATGCGTCGTTGTAGGTACCACTCAGCCGTCTTCAGATCTTCAAGCTCTTTCTTTGGATCCTTCTTTCCAGCTCTGCTTATGTACTTGACAGTGTTGCCAAGACAGAAGTCGAGCTCCCACGCTTCGATCACTTTGATCGTTTCGTATGTTGTGTCGCCGCCATAGTGCTGCGGATGGTTTACTGATTCGGCCATCGTATCCTCTATGAGATTGATCCACGTTGTTTTCTAGCTTCTTCTACTAGCTGCTCAAACTCTTTGCATGCATCTTCACTAAGCAAACATTTGAATGCATTCTCAAGTTTGTAGATCCACGGTTTGGATTGCTTTTTATGTTCAGCTATTGCTTGAAGTGTGAAGCCTTCGAGTCTGTACTTACCGACTTCAATTGCTTCTGGATAACCGCCAACCTTCTTGGCTGTTTTCCTAGCCTCAGCCAGCACCTGTTTCGCACTCATACCAATACTCCTTTCATTGTAGCCAAACGCCGTCTGAGAGGCCAAAGCGCTTTCTTTAACTCGTACGCAGACGCCTGTGAGAGCGCATCTCTAATGTCAGAGGTAGTTAGGTACTTGACGTCCTTTTTGACATAGGACTTCGCAACCTTCACGCTCACCAAAGCAGCAAGATCTTCTTTCAGTTTGGAAGAACCAATCCTCCCAGCTTCATCTGGGTCCAAGAACAAGATCACTTCTTCAAAATTGTTCTTGATCAATTCACGTTGGTGAGAAGACATAGACACACCGAACATCGTGATAGTGTTCTCCATATCTCTCGAGACCATTGACAAACAATCCATGATCCCTTCAACGTCTACCACTGAGTCATACTTCTTCGCCTTCTCCAGATTGAAGATGCACAGCTTATCTGGAGAATCTTTTGGGTACAACACTTTCTTCTTCTTTTCTGTACCAACGTACCTTGCTTCGAATGTCACCACTCTTCCATTCTCATCGCAGATTGGAATGATGATGTAGTCTTTATAGTACCCAGTCTTGCAACGTCTGATGTTGTACTCGATCGCTGTTGCTCGACTGATGTGCCGCTTTTTCAAGTACTCAAACGCATTCTCATCTAAACGTGATGTCGCTGGTAGGTCGTTTGGTTCGATGTCTTCTACCTTCCTTTTGAACTTTGGCAACTGCAAGCGTTTCAACATCTCTCGCAGATCTTGCATGCTGATCTCATAGTCAGACATGCCAGCAAGACTAAGGACTTTCTCAAAAGCTTCATCGTTGTCCATCTCTCTTTGAGAGGAGATCAACGTGATGAGATTGCCACGCTCTTGACAGCCAAAGCAATAGTAGGTGCCTTTCTCTTTAGACACAGAGAATGATGCAGTGTCTTCCCCATGGAAAGGACACGGCATCCACACCTCACCATTCTTCCTTTCATCACCATTCTCGAGTTTGACGAACTTGAAGAATCGATCCCACTTCATATTGCGTAGGATCTTTTCCCAAAGCAGCTGATTGGTGCTCATTGTTTCACCGTTGCTCGTAGAAGTGACCGTTTCTCTTTCTTCAATTTCTCCAGGAATTTTCTCTTTGCAGCCTTCACTTGCTTCTTTCGAATTGATTTGAATCTTGTTTGACACTCCGTTTTATCGCAGTAGTGTCGATTGGCATGACCTTTGATCTTGTCTCTGCACAATCTGCAGTAGCTACTTCTTCTTTTCTTTTTCGTCATCTTTGCTCCACGCAATATTGAGCTTCATGCGAGCAAGATCAGGATGCAAAATGACGTCTGGCATCTTACCATCACGACCTTTGACACTCGTCAGTCGCATGGTACCATTCAGTTCTTCGTCCTTCGTTTGAGCAAGACACAAAACGAAGTTAGCATTCTCAATGATGCCGATTGATCGACCGATGTCCTCAACATCAATGTTGCGCTTTCGCTGTCCACCTCTGTTTGGCTGTGCTGCAGTCCACAGAGGGATATCCCAAGCTCTAGCAAGCGTCTTCAACTCACGAGCGATCTTGCCCTGTTGCTCATGATCTGCTTCGTACTTGCTAGCATTCTTCGAGAACATGATGTTCAAGTAGTCGACCAAGACCACTGGCTTCTGCTTGAACTGATCACGATGCTTCATCAATGTCATTTCGATGAAGTCAGTAGTGCAGCCTTCAGGTGTGTCGATGATCATGAGCTTGTTATTGCGCTTTTCTTTCAAGTTGGCGATCTTCATCTTCCACTTCGCCAACTCCTCTTCATCAACTTCACCTGTTCTGAACTTCCGGTGCATGATACCAGCAAGTCTAGAATCAATGCGGTACTCATACTCCTTCTTGCTCATTTCGATCGTAAAGATCATAGCATCATGGTTCTTCAACCACGCCGCCACTGCAAAGTTCATCAAAGCGATTGATTTACCACGACCGGTACCACCAACGATGATACCAAGTTCGCTGTTCATCAACCCACCGTAGTATTCATCAAATTGACGAATGCCAGTTGGAACACCACGGTATTTTTCAGGATTGTCTCTACGATCTTTGATCAACTTCAAACGCTCACTGAAGCTGTCAAGGTAATCGCCTTCTTGAATAACTGAGTCGCCAGCTCTATATTGCAGCTTTGCGATTTCAGTTTGAATGTGCTCGATCGAGTTCGGGATCTTTCCCTGTTCAACCAAGTCCATCGATGTTTCAATTAAACGCAGAATCCTACGAGCCTTCCAAGCTTCAGTGATCTTATCGACATAGAATCGATCGTCTCCCTTGTCGATGTCTGTATCGTAAAGCTTGTCGATCACTTGCTCGTACTTTTCAAGTTCCTTTTCTTTGACACCAAGCGTTCTGAGTCCGGTCATGCAAGCGGACTTCTTAGGATACGTTTGGTACGTCTTCCAATGTTGCTCTATCGCAGGGAAAAGATTGCGATACTCCTTGACTGAGAACAATTCTTTTCTCAGACGAGGTAGAATCCTGATCGAAGCTGTTTTGCTACGAAGAAGGAGAGCTAAGATCTTTCTCTCTGTTAGTGGGTGCTTGTAGGCGTCCATTATTCCTTGCCCTCCAAGCGTTTTTCCCAACTCTTGCTCTTCAACGTTCTTCTCATGTCTGGTCCTGTCACTTCAACTTTCTTCAGAGCACCTTCAAACAGCGAGGCAATGCTAGCGCCATATTGCGATTCTAATTGCTGTGGACGCAAGTTCGTGATCTCAATCACGACTTTATTCTTGCCTTCACGATGACGAAGGATCTGCTCAAACTCAGAAAAGCCGAACACAGTTCCAGTGGCTTCGTTCCTTTTTACATGCTCTTTTCCGAGTTCATCGATGATCAACACATCGACATTCTTGATCAGATCGCGGACCTTCTCTGTCTGCGCATCAGAGCCAAACGAGTCCATGACCATATTGAGATACGATTGCAAAGTCCCATAAAGAACCGAGTAACCATTCTTGATGGCATGCTTTGCGATGATGCATGACAACGTCGTCTTACCATTGCCATTATTGCCATAAAACAAGAAGCCTAAGCCTTTAGCAACAGCGTTGTGGATCTTCTCGTTGTAGCGCATCACCAGCTTCAATGCGGACTTGTCACCTTCAAAGTTCTTATCATTCAACTTCCAATAGATCTCTGGGATCCTAGACTTGTAGTACTCTTTGTACCTCTTGAATCGCTTGAGGCAAGAGCACTCTTCAGTCTTAGTCCATGCTGCCTTTCGTGATTGATCCTTCGCAAGGCGGTGACCGGTGTGATCACACTCATCGCACTCACCAAGCATCCTCTCCTTCATGTCCTCTAAGACCTTCCAGTCTTCGTCTTTTAACAAATAATCGAGAGTTGAATTGGTCACTTCATCCTCCTTGCTTTGAAAGCTCTTTTTAAAGATTCAGACATCTTTTTTAAACTTTCTGGAGTATGCTTGTGGCCAGTGTGATTACCTTTTTTGCCTTTCATTCCATTACTAATATTTTTCCTATGTTGCTCTGACTTTGGTTTGCCTTTTAAACCATTTCTTATTGCATTGCGATGTTCTTTTGTTTTTGGTCTCTTGTAATTCTTATTGTAAATGCCTTTTGGACTACCACCTAAAGCGCCACATGGAAAAACATTGTATCCATTTGGTACATAGGAATTATACTTTTTCGCAAGCTTCTTTTTTGCTGCTTCCAAAGATTTATCTGTGTAACATCTTTGAATAGCTGTCAGTTCAAAATTCTCTATCCCGTATTTTCTCATTGCTATGTTGATAACACGTTTTCCTTTTTTCATTTCTCTTTTATATCGATCAAAAATGCCTTGAAGATCTTTCTTAGTCTTGTTTCTACCAATGTACAATTTCTTATTGATCTTGTTCTTCCACAGATAGATGAACTTCATTGAAGAGATCCTTTCTGACTTTTTTGAATTTCTCGATCTGGTTGATGAGATGGTAGATGTCTATTGGAAATGTCTTGTTTGTCCGTTCAGCCCAATGAACGAACTCAACGAACACATCGCCTTTGATCCTGAGTCGTTTAATGCCTGATAGTTGAGTGAAGATCGTTCGCTTGTCGAAGACCTTTTGGATCTTCTGTCCATGCTTTTTCTTCACTTCGTTGAAGTATTCAAGCATCTGAGGTGCTGTCCAAAGCCTGACTGGCACCTCACCAGTTTGATCTCTATAAAGCTTTCTATCTTTCTTGTCTTGCTCATCTTGAACTCGTTCTCGTTTGATGTCAGAGAGCTTTCTCATTTTTTCAGCTTCTCATAGAAATCCTTCAATGGGATCATGAAGGTAGCATAGCGGAAGTTCCCACTGCCCTTGTACAACCATGCGAAGTCTTCTGCCTTCTCACCACGAACATGAACATTCACCATGTTGCCTCTGATAGCAAAGCAACCAGCAAGTTTCACGTCAAGTAATCGACAGAGAGTATGACCGATCTCTGACTGGTAAAGGTTTGAGTTGATCAATGGCACCTCAAAGCCTTCGTCATGCTTGAACCAAACGATGTGATCTCTCTTCACCAAGATCTTGACAATTGAGTCTTGATAGTCCACCAACGTCTTTCCAGCGTTCAGAAGATCATGGTAGCCATCCTTCAATCCTTCGATCAACTTGTCCCATTGCTTGAAATCCTTACCATGATTTGAGATGGCGATGTTGATCTCTCTTGTGTTCTCAAGTGCGAAACGAGAAAGATCACGATCCTCGATGTACTGCAAGAACTTCAACCACACTTCATCTGTGACTTCAAGATACTCAGCTACCATTGTGCAAGCTGATCTGTTCGCATCAAACTTGACAAAGGATAAAGCTTCACGCTCATTGCTGTAGAGTCTGTTGAGTGTTTCGCCAGCCATTGGATGATGATCAATGATCACGATTTTGCCTTTCGCCGCCAGGATGTTTCTCACGTCTCGAGCTTTCGGAGAGACATCTAAGAAAACGAAGCGATCGAAACCTTCAATGTTCACTTGCTCGCCGCTCTGATAGTTACGGTAGACATGGCCTTCGTCGCCATGTTTCTTCCACCACACATGAGCAGACGCAAAGCCATCAATGCAATGACGGTGGAACAGCACTAGAGTTGCCATGTTGTAGTCCTTTGATGAGAGTCAGCTTTTCATTTTCATCTGCTAGACGTCTTATCTCTAGTTCTAAAACTTCGAGATATATCCATGTCCAAGCAAGCGATTCACTGTTGCTCATTTGAGATGGTTTCTTTTTTATCTCAAGCACGACCTCGCCGCGCTCATTTCTGCTTGGTCTGATGAGGCCGAACGGCTCCTTTACTTCGCTTCTCTTCACTACACTCTTTTCTGCAACGATGAATACTGAACTGCAGAATCTCGTGTAGTGATGGTACTTCTTATCTCTGAGCCAATCTGTTCTTCTGACCTTGATCTCAAAACCTTCAACCAATTGTCTCTGTATGTCGACAATGATTGCGTCTGCTCTCCAATTCTTAAAGGTGAATTCTGGCACAAACACCTTGCTGTATTTGTCTAAGCAAAGTGTTTTGATGGCCAGCTGAATATCCTTAGCAGAAATTGGAGTTGATGGATCTACCACTATGCGTTCTTGCTTTTGCACGATGGCCATTTACTTGCCGAACCAGTCGTTATATTGCAAGTACCTATCGAGGATATCCTCTTTGGTAGTTGGTTCAACATGCACTTTGATCTTACGTGGATCAAACCAGCCTTCTTGAAAGCCTTGGATCTCAATCACTGCATAAAAACTCCAAGGTTCAATTGGATCTTTGCCACGGAAAACCCTCTCACCTTTCAGCTTGAAAGTCTTCGTGTCAAAGACGGTGATCTTCGTTGTCTTGCCTCCATCACCTTGTCGATACACAACTTTGTATGGGATTTTCCTCACTACAGAGTTGTCTTCAACATCTGTGAACTTGGCATACATCCAGCTAATGATCTTAGATTGCTCGAAGATCCTTTGTTCAATCTCCTTGATCTGTTTTGGAGTTAGATCTTTGCTCACAGCAGGATCTCCTTCAGACCTCTCACCGTCAAGATGCTGGCATCCTTCAAGTTCACAACATCCTTTTTCAGTGATTGATCGATGACCACTGAACTTACTTGAGCTCGAAGGTGACGACGCTTGTGCATCTTGACCTCGATGGATTTCTTCATCATCAAGTTCCAGACCCTCATGTCTCTCATCTGCTCAGGTCTAGTGATACGACCAATGCGTTGAGTGATCACTTCAGGATCTTCTGGCAATTCGAAGTTGATCATGTTGTTCGCACCTTGCAAGTTCAAACCAAACTTGCCTGAGTCCGTCATCAACAAGATCCTGTGTTTCTTTGATTTGTTGAAGATGTTGCGCACTTCATCTCTGTTCTGCTTATCACGACCACTGATCTCAAGGATGTTCTTGTACCCATCCTTTGTGAGCTGTTTCTTAAGCTCATCGATCACTGTGAGGTACTGGCTGAAGATGATGATCTTCTCTTCAGCTTCAATGACCTCTTGCACGATCTCCTTCGTGAAGTCGTACTTAGGAGAATCGAACTTGCCACCATCGATCAATTGCGTAAAGTCGAGCATTCGACGCAGTTTGATCCACTTGGCTCCAGCTGGCGTGTCGATGAATGAGACTGTTTTCTCCTCGTTCAGCTTATCGCTCTTCAGCAGTTCTTCAAGCTCTTCAATGTTCTCTTGATACAACGCCTTCTGACGTTTGCTCATGTCCAGTAACACTGCTTCGATCACTGGATCCTTCGCATCAGGGAAGATGTCCTTCCTACTTCTGCGAATGAGATGTGGCCCAAGCTTCTCTCTGATCTCATTGAGATTCTTGAATCCTGTCAGTGTGCCGCCACCATCAAAGATGAAGTGATGCTTCTGAAACTCTGACCATGGACCCATATGCCCTGGTTTCACAAACGCCATGATGCGAAACAGCTTGTCCAACTTTGCAGCAATTGGCGTAGCTGAAAGAGCAAGTCGTCTTGGTGAACGAAGAGACTTGATCGCCTTACTGCTCTTGCTTGTTCCTGCAAGTCTCTGACACTCATCGCAGATGATCAGATCCCAATCAACAGCACTCATTGCGTCGTAGTCAGTGAGCACCTTGTCGTAATTGGAGATCGTCCACAACTTCTTACCATACATCTCAGCTCGTTCTTTAACACTCACATCTTTGACGATCTGAACGAGACCCTTCGTCCCAGTCCAGTTTTTGATCTGTTCTCTCCATTGACCTCGCAGCGCTTTAGGAAGCAGCAGCAAAACCCTCTTCAAACCTTGCTCTTGATGCAGATGTTCCACCAATGCAATGGACTCTACTGTCTTACCAGAACCAACGCCGTTGGCATTCAGGACCACTTTGTTGCGAGAGATGTGAGCAACATCTTTGATCTGCTCTGGTTTGATCTTCTTTACCATGCTATTCTCATCTACCCATTCACGCAGTCTACCAAGCTTGATGTCAGCTTTTTCGTACTTAAGCCGCTCAGCTTCACGTTCTGCTCGAATCTTTGCAAAGTCAGGAAGCTTTCCACCCTTCGCTGGGCAGATGTCCTTAAACGTGCACCCTTTGCAAGCAGCCCAAGTATCCGCTGGTGTCGGTTTGAAGTCCTTATCTTCAATGCGTTCAATGAAGCGATTGATCTTACGCTTTAGATTGATGCGATCGTCTTTATCAACAGTTGCAATGACTTTCTGATTGTGACGGTTGTAGAACATGTTGATGTAGTGTTCTTCGATCTCAAAGCCTGGTTCGCCCATTTTGTTGAGGTAGCGATATGCCAGCGAGTACAAAGGCATTTGAATTGTAGCCTTCAACTGTTCTGGCGTCATCGGCTTTGACACAGTCGTTTTGTAGTCTGTGATCTCTACAAGTTGCGGCTTGGCTCTGATGATGCGATCGATTGAACCAACCAGTACAACATCACGTCCATCTGCCAATTGCTTGTACGGTATCTCAAACCGCTTTTCTAATGCAATCGCAGGCTTAAGCATGCCGTCCTTCTCCTCACGGGAGTAGAACGTTTGGAGTAGAGGATACCCAGCTTTTTTCCAGCCATCCAATTGCTCTTTTGTCTGCTTCTCAATGTTCGGATTAGAGAACACCTCATTGAAGACGTCAGGCCATTGTGCTAGCATAAAACGTCGATCGAACTGCTGGACCTCGTACATGATCTGAGCAACTTTATGGAATGCGGTACCAAATGCCCCTGAAGCGTTGAATCCTTCTTCACGCATTCCTTCAATGAACTTCAGTCTGAATCTCAAGCCACAACCATCGAGGCAGTCCATGCTCGATGCAGAGAGCTTGAGTGGATATGTCTTCTGCTTTCCCATCAGCCCTCCTGTTTCACTTGGTAGAAGTAGCCGGATTCGTCTGACATTGCACCGATGAAATTGCCTGCTTCTGTGAAGATGAAGTTGGTACCAACAGCTGTAATCACAGTATGCGATGTTGTTGGATAGAACACCATTGCCTCTTCTTCAAGTTCTGAGAGTTGGAACTCATGAACCTCCAACCCAGCGGTTTGAAAGAAGGTTCGAAATTCTGAGATGTGCATGTGATTCTCCTTGATAGCCTGGTCCCATTTGATCCTGTACTATATAGTATCCGGTTCGTTGGTGGTTAGGCTGTGGTTTGGAAACTATTTGTTAACTGTGTTTTTGCCTAAAACCAACACCAAACGCCAAAGGCCCAAGTCCTTGCGGACTTGGGCCTTAACGGTCTGTTGGGCACAGACTCAAGCTGGGACATGGGTTACCAGCTTGTTATGAGAGCAGGAATTCCTGCAGTTTCTCACGTGTCAAGAACTTGCATGCATCATCATAACCTTGCTGCATGACTGGCTTGTTTGCGAAGTTCAGCACATCGCCAGTTGACTGCTGTGGGTAGAACAATGCGAACTCAACTTGTTCACCGCCAGTAGCTTTGTTCAAGTCCTGTTGAGCTTTGACCTTGTTCCACATCCGCAGTTCATTGGTAGCGTAGATCATGTTGAAGCAGCGCATGGCAACATCGATCATGTTCTTCAGTGTCACAGTTGTGCTGCTGCTTTCTGGTTCGCAGAAGAGACCAATGATCTTTGTTCCACCTTTTTGTACTGTGATGTCGAATGGCTCATTGTCGAAGACACCGCCATCAACATAGCGATCTGCATAAATCGGGAATGCGATTGGAATGGCACATGTCGACAAGGCTGCGTCCTTGACGAAGGCTTCATCATCCATCACCACTTGGCTACCAACGTAAATGTCGCCAGTGCAAGTGTAAGTTGGAGTAGCAAAATCCTTCATCTTCATCGTTGAACCGAAAATCTTCTCGATGATGGCCGTCAGCGGCTCAACTGTCAGCAAATTGCGTGAACGAAGGAATTGGAATGAGAGGATGAACTTCGAGATTCCCCACACACCACTTGGCAAAGAGCCGTTGTAGATCTTGGCGTTGGAATCGATGCTGTCCCAAACTTCCAAGATCTTGTCAGGATCGTTTTGATACTTCGATGTGATCACTGAATTCAGACCACCAACCGAAGTTCCACCAAACAGTTGAATGCGTGAAAGGAGTCCAAGCTCATAAAGCCGGTAGTTGAAACCAGCTTGCCAACGACCCTTTGCTCCACCACCAACCATTGTGAGAGCAAGTTTCTCTTTCCCACCTTTAGCCTTTGCATCAAAGGCTGCAAGGATGTCGTCCACTTGGATCTTTGGTTGCAGTTTCAGTAGAGCAGTTGTCATGACACTCCCTTCTTTTTGCGTTTGTCGAGGATCAGAGTTTTGACTGTCAACATGAGAAACACAATAACGCTTATGATCGTCAACAGCATTGTCGTGTCCGGTAGAACAAGTGGCGATTGAAGAAAAGACGATGTCTGATTTTCAACGTTAACTTGTTCCTTACGCACGACGTCCGCCAAGTCCTTGGTTCCTTTATTACTAAAACCAAGAGTGTTAACAGGCGCTTGGACGGATCTATCTCCTGAGTCGAGGCGCGCTCGGCCTAGCTGGTGTTCCTTCATTAGCGTCAGTTCAGCCTTGTTCTTCTTAGCCATTTTCTGAAGGGAAAACCAGCCGCCAACCAAAGCACCTACACCAGAAACTAGCATAGCTGCCCATTTGCTGAAGTCCTTTACAACCTGGAAGATCGTCTGAGAAATTGCTTTGTAGTACTCAAGCTTCAAAAATTTCTCAGTCCAGATCTTCTTTTCTTCTGGTGTAAGATTTTCTATCAGCTCCTCAGCGTGATGTGCTTCTTGACCATCTTCTGTGGTTTGTGTTGGTCCCTTTTCATCACTCATGGTGTCCCACCCTTCACCGCTTGTTTTGCAAGTTGCTCTAACAGCTGGTTGTAAAGAGTCCATGCTGTCAAAACAGCTACAGCTGCAGAAGTTGCTGTCGAGATCAAGATGACGATCACATTTTTGTACACTGTCTGTGTCTTGATGTAATCGTCATGCTTTTGGGCCATCGTCAGAAGCGGACCAATCTTATCTGAAAGATTGCCGGCTTCTCTCACCATGTCGTCAAGCACTTTCTTGATCTCTGGGATCCTTTCGATGTCGGGTTCCATTCTTGCGAATTTGTACATGAACCCATCGGCATGATCTCCGAACAGAAGCGTCTTCACTTCATCCAAGCGCTTGTTCATAGCCTGAACTTGAAAGCCGACTTCTGAGAGCAACCGTCGATCTTCTGGCGTCAGCTCATCGCTCATGAAGATTCCTTTAGATATGAATGGCCCAATTCACGCCAACGTTAGCGGGTTGAAGGATCAAATGCTTATGTCCAGTGTTGCTAGTTGTTACTTGTGAGTCAACTTTCCAGCCGTTAGTATTAGAACCGGATCCTTCCTGATGCGTCGGATAGCCGTGTTCGTGTGCAGTTTCTATATCTGATATCGCTGTGAGCGACAAACCTGGTACATCCGGAGCTTGACTGACATTGACACCAGATGAGTGATTGTTCACAAAGATACCAGTGATCGTTGTGCTTGACACAGCCGTGATCAAAACTGATTCTGTACTTGCTCCATCAGAAACAAGAGCATATTTGCCAGTGCAGAAACCAGCGGTGATCGGATTGGTGAGCATTGCAACGGCTTGTGCGGTCCCAGCTCCAGTGACACCAGCGTTTGTATTTACGGATGGTGTTAATCCATTCACACCACGTGGATAAACGTTCTGCATGTTTGGCAGATTGAATGTAGAGCTACCGTCACCGACTCCGTAGTTCGTTCCAATCACACCAAACAAAGCAGCATAAGTAGTACGTGAAACGGCTGTGCCATTGCAGAACAAGAAGCCAAGTGGTGCAACTGTTCCACCAAATGGTGCAAACATACCAGTTGGATATGTTTGCGTTGGGAGAGAAGAACCAATCACATTCCAATTTGAACCATCGCTTAACAGCGTAACAAAATCATTTTGCTTCGTCAATTGCATTGAAGTTGAGCCGTTATCATTGATCAGTTGCCCACCAGTCGTGTTGATGGTCAATGTTGCCGCTGATGCAAGAAGTTTGATATCGATCTTACGACCAGTGTTGTAGCCAGTTGCATCGGGAAGCGTGAGTGACACGGCACCAGACAACGAAGACGCAACAACAACAGCATCGTAACCATTTGCGATGTCTTCGCCAATTGTCACTGGCGTAGTTGTCATTGTGTACGCATGTTTGTTCTGAGTCATTGACCTGTAGATCTCACGATAAATGCCATCAGTTCCCAATTGGAATGCAATAACATCAAAATTGTACTTGAGATAGGCGTTAGCATTGTTCTTCGGAACGATTGAAGAACCAGCTGTGAATTGTACAGTCTGACCAGTCGTTCCTTTGAAGTACACAATACTTCCGGCCTTCATTGTCGGTGATGAATTGATCGTGTTGATCGTTCCACCAGCCGCGAATGTGTGAGCCCATTGTGTGAGTTGTACAGCATTGGCAGCGATAGTCAAAGCTGTGTAATCGCCTGAGTTTGGTGTCTGCTTCAAGAAAATAGCAACAGACACTCGAGTGTCTGTCACACTCCCAGAATTTTGCAGACGTCCAATCTCAAGGAAGAAGTGCCCAGCACCTGGGGCTGGCAGTGAACCACCAATGGCAACTGAGTATTCTTTCAGCGTCGATGTTGAAACGTTGTACGTTGAGAAATCAGCATAGATGCTAAGATCCATACCAACGCCGCCTGGTGCAAAGGCCGGTGGTGGTGTGTACTTTCTCTCATACACATCGAGGTAGATGATCTTCTCATTGCCGCCACTTGGAACTGGAGTAGCAACTGAAAGCCCGGCGTCGTAAGAGACACCAAGCCCAAGATCAACACGTTTGCCACCGACAATCGCACGACCTGGGGCAACTGTCAAAGATCCTGCAGCGTATGTCGTCAAGAAGCTATTTCTCGAGATCCCATCACGCCAGATGTTGCCAATGAGCACACCATCAAACGCTAAAGACTTCGTCAGTTCTTGTCTCTCATACTTCTGCACATCCCATAGTTGACCATCTTCAGCGTCAACCACTGGAAGATTCTGTTTGACAACACCAGTTGAGATGTGGTTCTGTCCACCAAATGCCCAGCCAATCAAGGATCCTGAGCGAATGGTGTCTGTTTGCGGAATGCCCATGGTTCACCCTCAGAGGGAATCGTAGTTTAGTCTCCACTTCCAAATGAAAGCTTCATCAGCGTTTTTCTTGATTGCTGAGAAAGCTTGATATGCAAGAAGCGTTGTACCATCTTCAGCGTACAACCCTACTTCCATGACACGTGGTGAAGTGGAAACTCCAGTTTCAAAGAATCCATTCGCTTCAAGAAATTGCGTTGGTGTGAGAGTTGGATTCTCATTTGAATCGATGTAATTCACCAAAGCAACTCTTCTAGCCGATTCAGCATACAGTGATGTTTCAGTACCAGTTGGTTGTGGGTTATAAGGATCCCATGCAGGATTACCGGTACCAATAGCCACGTATGTTGGATTAGTTGCTGGATTCAATAAAGCCGCAGTGAGGGAGCCAGCGAAATGACGATGAAGAATGTAAGCGATGGAATACTTGATGTAGTCCAACTTCACAATCCTCAAGTAATCACTGATGAATCCCAAAACACCAAGGTAGTTGTCGACAGATACCCAAACCTGGAAGCCATAATTCGACAATCCAAAGTTAGTGTAATCTACCAAGTTTGGACGAAGACTTCTAAGATCGTCACGCATTGAATGGAAGATGCTAAGCACATATCCATCGCCTGTGTTTGGCACAGTTGTCCAATTCGTATCTAATGTGAAGAACGACGTATCGTTACCAACTACAGTCGCTACTTGAGATTGACCAGCTCCTGATGTGATGACGATCTTCATTCCAATGTACTGATTTGGTGTTGCGGAAGCAAGGAACGTTGAATCACCGAGTTTATTTGGTGAGTTGGTAACGTTGCTTCCGTCAGTTGTTCCTGCATGGATCAATTGAGCGTTGTTTCGAATCGCCCAATCGTTTGTGAAGAACGTCATGATCGCAGAGTCTTTGAAGTACTCTAAGATCTTCACCTTGTTGCTATCCAACTGCAGCATCTGTTGCAGCGCAAGTTGAAGTTCAGCAGGTGTGGAGTTCCCAAAGATCATTGCTCTGAAGCTGTAGATGAACTGTCGATATTCTGGCTCTGTGAAATTGGCTCTGAATGTGAATCCAACAAGATCTGACCATTTGCCTTTGATCGTGTCGAAGTCAGCAGAGTCCATGAACAAGTTGAAGAGGCCGGCCATCTGTCCTTGATTCACACGACAGAATTCTTTGCCGACCATTCTGTAGTAGATGTTGTATATGTTCTGAGATCGCAAGCGATTCAGAACACCATATAAGTCCTGGACATATCTCGCTAAATGGATATTTTGATTGCAGACCTTGTAGCTCAAGGTCAGGACTGCATCAACGAGATTGCGAGTATTCCATTCAATCGAGATGGATGATCGGACTTTTGACATGTTACGCCGCCGTTAGCGTGACGGTTCCCAATTGAAGGAACTCGTTCGTTGGGATGATGATGTTGCCGTAAACATCGACAGTGTAGGCATAATTCGCTACAAGATCGTTGCCATTCGACAGTGTCATCACCAATGTGCCAAGCTCAACTTGTGAAACGCCAATTGCGGATCCACCATTCTGAATCGTTGTTGTGATGATAGATTCAATGCCACCAAGACCAAGGATATCTTTACTGATGTCGTAAAGATCAGACAACAGTGTTGCCACTGAATTCTGCACATCAATGAGCTGGTAGCCAGTGAGCAGCTTCACAGTCACAGCAACATTCAATTCAGCGTACTTAGCCTTTCTGACTTGAATGTCTTCAGTCAGAGCGTGTCCATCTGGTGCACTGAAGATTGTTTGAATTGCACCGATTCTCTTGTCATATGAATATGAAAGGCCGAGGTGAGTGACTGTTCCAAGACCAGAGATGTATGTGACACCAGCTGGTGTCAGGACAATCGCATCACTCGCAAAGCTCGACCACTCCACATATACATTCAGAGGAGTGTTATCTCTTGACTTCACAAAATTGAAGTGCGTGCCTATCGTCAGTGTTCCAACGACAGCACCATTGTTGTAGACATCAACGCCAACTGGATTGACGGCAGGATTCGCTTCGACTGGCTGATTTTCCATCACATATGTCGTTTGAGTGTTCACATATGGTTGGAGCTCATCAGTCACCTGTTGAACATCATTGTTGTTGGTTTGAACATAGATGTCTACTTTACCACCATTGCCAAGATCACGAAGCATCAATGGATCACCACTGCCAACTACATCGCAAGCGCTCACATTCGATTGATTGAGCACAATGCCTTGTCTACCGCTCAGCGTGTAGATGTTTGAACCAGCGTAAGCAGCACTGATACGTGCCGCATATGCAGCATTCGATTCTTGATCTTGACCGCCTTCAGTCTTGGCAATGTTGCGTGTTGCAGAGATGCCATTGACGCTATTGACCAAGACTTTAACAGAACCAGCGATCTGATTACCATTAGCGCCAGGAGAAACAGCTTTGATGTTAGCTGGGATCTCCCAGAGTCCATTAGCTGGATTCAAATAGCTTGCTGCTAAAGCGGCGTACATCGTCACAGTCGAAGTTGTAGCGAATACAACTGCTGGGTTTGTTGATGTTGGTTCAGTTGAAACACGAGTCCCAGCTAAAATGACAGCATCGGCTGTTGGTGCTGATGTTGAGGAAAAGACCTGTGTGCCAATGGCTTGAGTCGTACCTTTTCTTGGCTTCCCAACATTTGAGCCGTGATAATCAAACAACATGTCGATGAGCGCTTGTGTTTGAACGGCTGTCATGTGAAGCGCCGCTTGCAAATTCGATTTGTATGAAGGATCGTTGTCAACTTCAAGAAGCTTGTTGATATCGATCGCTCTGTTCTTGAAGTCGTCGATGATGTAGACATTCGCGAATTCAAGAGACACTGGCGCTAATTCAGCTTGGATCAAGAACTCAGGGTCAGTGATGTCGATGGTTTTGCCATCGATCCCGTCAGTGGTAATGTTCAGTGCAAGGATGAATTCTCTGAAGCCATCCCCACTACCATCGACATTCCCAAGGACTTGAGCTTGTGTTCTGATCCCGGAAGTATCAATTGACATGCTATCACCTAGTGTTGAGTGGGGCGGTCACAGTGGTTTGCTGTCCACTTGCGGAGTTAACATCGACCGTCAATTCAAGATCTCTTGGATCAACCGTATCTCTAGCGACGTCGACGCTCACCAATTGGTTCAGTAGCTCTGAGTTGTCGAATGACAAGAACGGTACTGCAGCTGATTGTGCATTTGTCAGCACATTCAACGCAGATACCGTGTTGTTCTCAACATACATCGACAGCTCATCGTCATCATCAATATCTGCTGTGAGTGCAAGTTCAATACCACTCCCAAAGTCAGGATTGAATATTGAAGCACCATGTGGTGAGAGCAAAACCGTGTCAACTGACTGTGCAAGCTTTTGAATGCCAGTCAAAGTCTTACGTCTCCCGCTCGCAAATTGAAGATCACGATAGGCATTTGAACCATTGCATTTAGCACAGTAGTCTTCAGTTGAATTCACTCGGATTCGATAGAGTGAGGACCTATCCGGTTGAATGGCCCATTGTCCATCGATCCAAAGTTGGTTGTGAGCATTTGCGTTCACATTCACTGACTGTCCAGCCCCAGTACCATACCAGATCATCAGTGTTTTACCAACTAGGAGGTTCAATGGCCAATTTTTCGTGAGATCCGTGAGAGAATTAGCAGTTGAGGATTGTGCTTGACCCTCGATGATAAACGAGTGGTCACACTGCAATTTTTGCTGGATCGCTACAGTGGCCATTATGCGCTCTTAGCTCTGATGTCTGGTGTTGACACCGTGTCCGGAAGGGACGGCGAAACTTCTGTTGCTAATGTAGCAGTAACTGAAGTTGTAGATGGCGTTGTCACATTCACATATGGATGTGTATGCAAATTGAATTTCTGCACTAAGTCATTGTAGAAATCGAGCAAGAACTTTCGAGTGACCAGTGCATTCTCATCAGTAGCTCCTGATGGCACCAATCCTTCAAACATCTTTGCTCCGCTTCCTGGACTCAAGATGATGTTGCCACTTGCATCGATCGAGATCTTAGTCCCAGATTCATGTTCAACTTGGTAGTGAATTTCCTTGCCATCAAGTAACACCTTAGCCAGCGTGGCATCAAGAACCGTGCCGATCGTATGAACGATCTTTTTAGCACATGATCTTAAATACCAATATGTGCTTCCATTCCACTTCAACTGTTCTCCACGTTGAATTGGAAGGACAACACCACTCTTGACGAGATCTCTCATTGTTCTGGTGGCACCAACGTCTCCACCAGATACTTGCGTCAAGAGCAAGGCTTTTCTATTTGGTAAGAAGATGCACATGCAAATTGAATTGACTTGTGGAACTGTTACCTCGCCACTTGATGCTTCAAAGCCTGTAATGGCAACTCGAGTTTGAACACCAGGAAAGTCGATGAATGTCAAATCAACCGTCATGTATCTTAAGCGTTCATCAACCTCTGATTGTGGGTTCTGAATGAGATCATCATGAACAGCTGCGATGATAGCATAACGTACCCCTTTGTTCAACTCTTTTTTCATATCTTGAACTAGTTCTTCCCCTTCGAAGATCTGCATTAGTTCTCCTGAAGGGCAGTGAAGTCGAAAGTTCCAGCCGGAATGAACGACCCGTACTTTTGTTCGACGATGCTAGTCAATCCATCAAATGAAAAACGACTTTTCTCTGGATCGTACTCAGCAGAGCGGATGAACGATAATTGCAATGTCGTTGAAGCGCTCTTCTTTGGTACCACTGAGTTCGTAGCACTCGTCACATAGGCTATCAAGTTCTTATATGGTATACGAATCGTTCTACCAGCTCTGATCTCTGGTCGTGGAACAATCGTCAATTTTGCTTGAGTGCGTTGACCTTTCAATTTGTCATAAACAAATTGAGCATAAGCTTTGATAGCTTCATCCGTCTGAAGAAAAGCTTTGCCACTCACTGGGAATGGACGAACTCCATACCTCGTCATCTCTCTGAGGAATTCAGAGTTGTTGTCCATTGACGATGGATCCCAGAACTTGATGTCTGGGAATGAGAAGAAGAATTTCTCTTTGAAGACGCTCTGTGAAACGGATGGGTTGAGTGTTGCCAAAAGATCTTCATCCCAACTGACAAAACCAACATCGACTCTTGTGTAGATGTTTTCTACTGATCCAGTTTCCTCATAGCCAATTACGTCTTCTTGATTGATGGTGTAAGCATCAATCTCAGAAACGTATGATTGTGATGGGATACTAGACAGCGTTCCATTCAGATCAAAGAAACCAGTTCTCGTGATGATGCTATTTTCTATGGCATAGTAGGATCCGTCAATATCGATATCCCACTTTGGAATGCCAAAGTACAGATTGCCTTCGGGTGTAGCGTAGAATTCGAGACCGATGACGTCAGCAAGATCCTTACACACCTCATATGGCAATTTGTCGCTTTGTTGATAGAATGCAAGATTCATATTGCGATTGAACACTGAACCGTACGCTCTGATGTTTGGCAAGTTAGCTGGGAAGATGTTGAGATTCAACAAACCTAAACTTGATGGATTCAAGATCTGAACCCTTGATACCTTTGCATTATCTGACGGTTGTGTTTTGGTAAGCACTTGAGCTGAGTTTGGATATGTCCACCAACTCGAATCGATCAGCGTCTTGATAGTATCAATGGCCGATTGATTGACGACCAGTGGATTATTCCAATAGATATTCTTCTGAAGTTGTTGATAACCTGGGCCACCATTGACCATCTGTTGAAGATTGATCTGTGATGGGACCGGGGCTAACCGCAGTGCAGTGCTGATATCGTGAGCACCATATTGATAAGCAAAGTCTACTTTTGGTTGATCAATGTGCGTGACTGATGTGATGAAACCAGTGAATGTGCACGAATAGTTGTTGGCTCCATTCGTAGGATCCGGAAATCTATTACGAATGAAAACCTTGACGATGTCCATATAATCGATCGTGACATCTGGATTCTTCACATTCTTCAGCGTCTCTCTTGGCGTGAGAAACTTCTGACCATGCACATCGATCGTCTCAACAAGTTTATCATTGATCAGCAGCTGGTTCAATGTGAATCCAGCAGAGCCTGGATTTTTACCACAGCTCATTGCTGATGTGACATTTCTCAAGTCATTCAATTGAAAGATGTCAATGCCTTGAATGATAGCTGAAATGTCTGTTGATGTTGATCCACTAGCTAATGCATTCGTTATTGCATCGTAATTGAATCGAAGCTTGAACACTTGAATGTAGAAGTCAGGTGCAACATGAACACTGGTAGGAACTGGCAACGCATTCTGCACCATATTCGCAATATAGTGTAGAATGGTTGGGATAGTATTCCTAATGAAGCCGGTCCTTGCGTCGTCGTCAGCTTGTGCTTTTCTAGCAGATGGCTGAGAACCTGGGTCGATAGATGCGAAGTCAACCATGATCACACATTGAAAGGGATGGTGTTGATGTTGAACGATCCAAAACCAGGCACCATCACACTCGGGATCTTATCCACGATGAATGTGAAACTTGCGCTAGTGATGTTCGGATTGTTCACATCTCTGGTCTTCATGAAAACGCCTTCAAAGTGTCCAACGTAGATCTTATTTTGGTAGATCAGCCCCACATTGAAGTTGTTGACTTGAAAGAACTTCTCCATCTGATCCAAATTGCTTTGTGCATCTGAAGCACTCACTCCATTGTCGCTGATCTTCGGTCTCAGCGATTTGGTGATGATCTCAAACGTTATTTTCTTAGGCTCGAGACCCCAATGGAAGTAGGCGTAACCATTCGCCGTAGGTTGCTTTGTAATGATCTTCTGTTGCTCTTCTTTGATCCGCTGTGGATTCAAAAGCAGTTCAACAAATAGACCGCCAGTGTTCAATGACGCTGAGATGAAGTTCTGTAGATTCTGTGGGATACCAAGCGATCCAGCGTTTTTCAACAAAGCCGCTGTTGCGATCTGAGATCCCAATCCAACCGCTGGATTGATAAGAGATCCTGACTGTGCAACAGTAGCAGCTGAAACAGGATTTCCAAGAGATGCTACACCAGCGACAAATGAAGCAGCTTGTGCTGGACTTGAGAGTTGTCCTGGCAAGTAGTTGCCCAGACCGGCGACGAAGATCACTCTGTGTCGTGCCATCACTTATGCCCTTCAACTGTGATACCCATATCCATCCCAGCTGGTAGCGTGAACGATTGGGTTCCAGGTTTGCTGTTCAATCGTTGTGTACTGACTTGCTGACCATTCATCTTGATGTTGATGTCAAGTGATTGGTGATTGTCAAGTTTCAATTCAATTGGCTTCGATTGAGTAGCACCAGTGAACTTTGACATTTCTCTCAATGCTTCAGCTTGTTGATGTGGATCAAGACCTTGAAACGCTTTCAAACCGCGTTGAGAATCAAATCCCATCGCATGTCTCATCGTTCCTTCTTGGTCAGCTCCAGCACCAATGTCATTGTAGAGAAGCCCAACTGCTCGTTTTGCCAGAGACAAAACGCCTGAAGTGCTCATCACATCGATGCCCAATTGATCTTTGATCGCTTCTGGACTATTCAAACGCTTTGCCCTATCATTAGCCAAACTTTCATTTTGCATTCTAGCAATGACGCGCTGTTCTTCATTCTGGTTGTTAACAACGCCTGGGAACGCAGCAAAATACTTGCCACGATCTTGATCAGATGCATGAGACTCTAAAAATGAAAGAGCTCCACCCAATGAGTTTAGACCGGGAATTGAACCACCAGTCAGCGTATCATTCATCATTCGAACCCATTCAACCATCTCTGTTGGGCTCTTAGCTCTTTGCTTAGCCATGTCATAGACCTTCGTTCCAAGTCGTTCTTGGAATTCAGGTTTACTCAGGCTAGCTTCGAACTTCGTCATCATCTCAAGTGGCGATCCTTCAATGCCCATTTGTTGAGCCATGAAGATCTTCTGACCATCGCTGAACTTGCTGCCAGTCGACAAAGCGGCAATGTCATTTAACGACACAATGCCTTTGTTCAGCGAATCACCCCAACGACCCATCAGCTTTTGTGTATCTTCAAAACTGATATTGTAGTTGCGTGTGGTTCCCCAAAGATCAAACAAAGACTTGGAGTATTGCTCCATCGACATTGAAGCTTCTGCAGCGCCTTTAGTCATGTTCTGGAATAGACCAGGTTTTCCACCTTCACCAAACACGCCACCTTGCAAATTGTTGGCATCAAGAGCACCGCTCTTAACTGCCATCGCAATCATATTGGCGACAGATGATGTCTCCATGCCAGTCATCTTTGCAAAGGCACCAGTCGTGATAGTAGCATCTGTGAGCTGTTCAGCTGTCGAAGCTGCCCCATTCCTAGCCAAACGGCTAGTGATGTTGTTTGTCTCCTCTTTATCATAGCCCATCATGGACATATGATTCTGAAGATCAGCAATGTCTTTGATCGTTGAGTACATCGAAGAGAATTGGCGATTGACATCAACAGCTTCTTTATTCAAGTCAGCCATCTTATCGACTACCAAGATAAAACCAGTGACCAGTGCAGTCACTGGCCCAGCTGCTTTCAACAAGCCGCCGATCTCACCTAAAGCAGGCGAGAACTTATCAAGAGCACCACCAAGATCTTTCCTCAATGTCTCAGAGAGCTTAGAAGCACCTTCACTACCAGCCGCCATATTGTCGTTGACTGACTTGGCTTTGCTGTTGATCTCATCAAGAGATCTCAGCACCTGTTCTTTCGATTGTTCATCGGTCGTGAAGACAAGGCCGAGTTCCTGAACGATCTTTTCATTTGGGGATGCCATATTACCTCACGATGATCTCGTCCGGCTCGTTATCGTCTGGATCTTCAACCTTTGCTGGAGTAACGACTTCAACTTCCTCGTAAGTGTCGCCGAATTTCTCACGCATCGCTTTGTCAAAGTTTGTGAGGAACTTCACTTTAGCTTCCTCACTCTCCATCTTGACAATTGGTTGATCTTCCTTGCCGAAGTTGTCGTTTCTATAAACGACTTGTGTTGAGGATTCTTCGGACCCATCGGGCCCTGATTCGTAGGAAGCCTTCAGCTCCTCATTAGCACGTTTTGGGTCCGTGTAAGATCCAAGGTAGTCGAGGAATTGTTTGAATCGCTTATCATCGCTTTTCTTTTCGCGATACTCAGCGTACTGCATATACTCGACTTGCCATGCTTGTAGATGAGAAGCTCTTTTGACTCCCCAGGGAAACGGCAATTCGCGCCGAAGAAGCGTCCACCATCTCAGGATTGGGACGTCTTTTTCTCGTATTTTTTTCTCATTTCCTCGGCGAATTCGCTTTGCTGCTTCTCGAGTTTAGCGTACTCATTGTAGAAAGCATCAACAACGAACTGCTCCCATTTGCTGATCTTCTTGATCGCCTCTTTGACCACATCAGTGCGATCTGATCGATCTTTCAATTCATCATCTGGATCTTCTGGCACCAATGAGTTACCATTCAATGATTTGATCGCTCTTGCAAGCACGTTGATCTTCCAGACTCGATCCCTGGCTAGCAGATCGAGTCCGGAAGTTTCAACAGCTAAGTTTCGCAGGAAACCGGATTCAAGAGTTTTCATCGTCACTTTCTGTCCGAACACTTCGACTTCATCTTTCACTGAACCAAAAAGGATGAAGTCGTCAAGGCTCAAAGCCTTTTTCAAGTCATTTTTGACCATCATTTCTTTGTCCTCAAGCTTTTAGTTAGACAATGGAACGCACGTCGAAGTTGCCGTTTTCCGTGATCAAGATGGTGCCGATGTTCACTGACGAAGTCAGGCTCTTCAGCACACCATCGATGAATGTCTTCGCAACCGTGTTGCCAGTCTTGGCAGAACGGAAAGCGACTTGCAGATCCAGTGGATCAGTGATGTCGCCGATGTTGCGAACCACGTAGCCCAAGGCAGCGAAGAAGGTCTGCTGGTAAAGCATGAACTTCGTCAGCCCCAAGCTAAAGCTCGGAACACCGATGCCGATCTCGATGATCTCACCAGCGATATCAGCATCCAATTCACGGATGAGGATCGTTGTGAGATTCTCTGAAGGGCTCACCGATTGAACTGAACCGACCCGTCGTCCAGAGGCGATGAATGTCGCCGACTGAGAAACGACATGGTTCATGTTCGGATTGGCCATGTCTTGCTCCTAAAAGTGGGTTCTAGGGGCCGTGCAGATCCACCCAGGTGACTCCTGAGTGGATCATGTTTCACGACCTGTTGAACTATGTCAGTGAGATAACCTGGGTGATCTCGGCGTTCAGCAGTGGATACACCAACTTCATCTTGTAGGTGATGTTGATGAGCGTCGGCGTGTTTGGATCCTGAGTCGCTTTCGTTGAGTCAGGGAACCAATCGCTGATCAGCTTGTTCTGCTTGTCACGTTTCAAGATCACATTCACCATGTTCTGAACCAGGATCGGTGTGGTCTCATCAATGATGGCATCACCGGAGACGATGAAGATATTCTCCAGTGTTTGTCTCATGTCCGAACCAACAACATCGATCTGCTGCAGAGTGGTGAGCTCCTGGTATTCGATCAGATCATTGGCACACGTCAACAGACGTGAAACCGAGATGATCGTCTCACCGACGTAGTAGAGCACTGACACGCCGTTGTTTTGCAGGAACAACCTGTTCTCTTCGCTGAACGGCACCATTGTATCGATACCGCTGATCGGCTTGCGATTGATCGGGAAAGTGATGCGCTGCATGCCACTCTGCTTGCCAGCCAAAGCAGCAGCAAAGTACTCACCAGTCAAAGTGAGTGTCTGCGATGAGCCATCATCATTCGCGATCTGCTTGGTGCCTTGATTGTTGCCGATCAAGATGATGCGACCAGCTAAAGCTCCACCCAAAAGTGAGTAGGCCTTCGCAGTGCCTGTCATCGTTCCACCGGTTGATGGATCGCCGATGATCTCACCCTGTGGGAAGCTGTAGAACATGACTCGCTCTGCACGACGCTGTTCACTCGACATGTTCGTGACGTGATTGAAGATGTCTTGTCTCGTGTTGGCGTTGGTTGAGAGTCCGACGATGTAGTACACATTCTTGCCTTCAAGCTGAGCCAGCGCATTCTTGAAAGCATTCCGAATGTCACCGTCACCTGAAGCTGGAGTGAGAGTGTTCACTGGGTTGTTCACTGTGACGTTGTTCAGCTGAACCATGTACATGCCCTGTGCACCGTTGGCAAAGATCAGATCGGCAGCCAAGCCCAGAGGATTCAGCGTGTACACTGGTGAGCTGAAAGTGCCAGTGTTGATTGTGTCACCACCATAGCTTGTCTGAACATCTGAGAACGATGTGACGAACTGTGGAGCGTAATCGGTGGCGATCTTGAAGCGGTCATACGTGACATAGAACGTCGCGTTGGCAGCCGGCTTGTTGTACGCAGTGCTCGAAACTGGAGGTTGCCCAGCGGTCGGAGCAAAGGACGTGATCGTGATAGATGTGTTCGCTGTGGTGGCGATCAATGATGTCGCACCGTAGGTGCCACTCACCAAAGTGCCATACACAGTGTACGAAGAAGCCTTGGGAACGAGGCTCCAGTTCAACTGGATCGAGTTGGTAATGCCAGCAGCAATATCAACTTCAACTTCAGTCGAAGCGATAGTCTCACCCCATGCATTCTTCGATGTGATCACGAAGAACCAAGTTCCAGAAGCAAAGCTTCCACCACTGGGGATCACAGTCGATGAAGTGATCGTCGGAGGTAAGATCACCGTGTTGTTCCACACGACTCCAGTTGGCGTAGGCGATTGGATCGACACGTCAGTGCCAATCACATAATCGCTGCTGGTCGGTGTGTCACCCACTCGGTTGAGCACCTTCGTGATCGGATTCGCTGTGTTGTCATTGTTGCTTGACGGCGACTTGGTCACAGCTTCTGAAGTGACGATGAACCAGTCACGACCAAAGCCAATGACGCCAGGAACCAGTACACCACCTTGCTGCACTGGCACGGTGTTGATGATGGTCTTGGAAAACACTCCAAGATCCCTGAAGATCGGACTTGACATGCTATCCTCCTTTATGGATTGTTCTCAACGTTCCAGAGAAGTTTTGTAGAGCTTTGAACTTGGCCTCTGACGAGTTGAAAAGCCAATTTGAACTGTTTGAGTAGCGGAAGGCGTTTGTCGAACGGGAATTCCCACTCTCCCCAGCAATGCGCAACGATGTCTGAGTAATAGATGCTCTTATCGTTATTGATGTAGGGGATTGAGTTGTATCCGCCGAGTCGAACAGTTTGAAGTGTGACACCATATTTCCAGAATTCCTCTCGTTTGATCAAGAGGACTGCCATCACTCGATCTGTCATCTTCTTCCTCATGGCAGTGGACTCAGCCATGCATCTGAAGACCATATCGAACTCACCTCCACCTCCAAGTACGTCACCGACATGAACACCATCTTTGACATATGGTCTCATGAACTGACCAAAGTCGAGATTCTTCATGTCACCATTGGATATCGAAGTTGTGATGGTTGGAAATCTTTGAATGTCGAATGGCTCTTTCTCTGTGATCACGAGACCTTCAGTCTCTTCTCTGTTGTTGTTCCATGTCAAAAGCCTATCATCCTCGTCTGTCGCTGAGGATTTGTCTTCACCAGTGCAGTTTGGATCGTTCTTGCTAAATGCATTTGGCTCAAAGCCGGAATTCTTAAATGCATCTTGCAAAATCGAAACACCAGTAAGGATCAACTGCTCACCGAAGACGAAAGCTGCTTGATCGTTGGCCATGTCAATCCTCTACGATGATCTTATAGATCCTTGAAAGATGTCTTCTGACATCTGGCATTGTCTTCTTCAAAGCTCTTGTGAAGATGAACTTGCCTTCCATGATCGGATAAGTCCATGACTTACCAGACTTAGAATGATCAGATGGTCGACCAATCATTTCAGCAGTCACGTGCCTGATGATCGTCTTTCCATCTTCCGTTTTGAATGCAATAGCGTTACCAGTGACCAACCACGTCATTGGCCTCTCTTCTTTGAAGCCATACTCAATAGCTGACGCTGCTGGGTGTATTGAGTAGATCCTGAGGTAGCCTCGTCTTCTCTCTACCTTGATCGACTGAACGTACTTGCCGCTGGTCTGTTTGAAGTCGGCTTGAGCTGCTTCAAGTTGTAGGTTGCGCATAAGATCTTGTCTAATGAGATCAAGAGCTTTTTCCGTAACCTCAGTGAGTGTTGTACCGACTACTAATTTTGCTATAGCGCTCTTTTTCATCTGCAAAGAAACTTTGAATCCCATCATAGGAATGACATAGCATAGGCAGGATCCGTTGACGTCAGTTCAGTCATTTGGAAAACCTGCGATGTATCATGCACTCCAACATTATGCATATTCCAGTTTGTGATGAAGAAACGTTTGCTTTTTTCATTGCCATCCACTTGCTCAACGATGTCCTTATCCTTCATGCCTGGTTCTGGGATCGTCCAGAATTCTGCTTGGTTAGAAACAGCGAAGCCTTGTTCCTTCAACTGTTGAGCTCTTGCACTGAAGCGCTTTCTGATGCTCACGTAACCAAATGGATGTTCTGGATTGTAGTAACGATCATAGCCACCTTCAAAGGTGGTACCAAAACAGAGCGGACATCTTGGATTTGAAGACTGCATTGAGACTGGGTCTGTACAATGGCAAATGGAATCATATTCTACAACGATCAACTTGCCAGTTGGATCGAAGTTTGGACTGAATAGCAACACGATCGACTTGTCCTGCATCACTTTGATGTAGAATGAGAAGGTCCCAAACAGCGCTTTCTCATCATTCACTTGAGATAAGAAAAGACCATTGGCCTTCACGACAAGTTTCTGTGTGTTTGGATGTCCGAAATTCGCATTGCGCCCAACACCACGAGTCCAAATGGTCTTGCTGTATGGACTCGTGGTATCAAACTCCGAGATCTTGAAGGTCAGATGCTCACCATTCAGCTTTCTAGAATAGAGCACATATTCAGTGCCCCAATTCTTCACAGCCATGTTGTGGCGACGCCTGATCTCTTTCGCCATTTTTGGCGTGAAGAATTTTGAATGCTTTGGGGTGTAGCTTTCTGGTTGTACAACTACACCGCTCTGGTCCGGCACCTCTGAAAAGACAGAAGTGCCGAACCGTGAGGTCCCAAATTTGGTAGACATCACTGATCCAGAGCGAATGGCTAGTACAAGATCCTCGCTGTCCAATTGACGTTAGCTGTCACCGTCTTTGGTAGTGAAGTTCCTGTATCGATTGCTGTGATTGTGAACTGCTTCGTTCCATTTGTGATCTGATAGAACGTTGATGCATCATAAGTTTGAGCAGTCACTGTCACCAAGTACGTTGATGGCAACCAACGGTTCAATCCGCTCAATGTTTGTGTCACAACCGACACATTGCTAAATGCAGCAACACCAAGGAGATAATTCGCTGGATTGACATAGACGTGATTGATGATTGGTGTGCATGAAGGTGTTGCAGTTGGTGACGATGTAAATGTCGCCGTGATCGTAAATGTTGCCGTGATCGTTGGCGTTGCCGACGGTGTAACTGTTTGCGTTTGAGTACTCGACAAATTCGGACTTGCTGTGAATGTCGGAGAAATTGTCGGACTCGACGTGTATGTGGCTGTGATTGTTCTTGTCGGTGAATTGGTTGGCGTTGCAGTTGGCGTTGCAGTTGGTGTTGCTGTATATGTTGGTGTCACAGTCTTCGTCTTTGTGATGGTACGTGTAGACGACAATGTGAATGTTGGACTGATCGTCGAACTTGGCGTTGACGACATCGTCCAGGTCTTTGTTGCTACCAGGGTTCTTGTGACTGTCAATGTCGGCGTGTCAGTATATGTTCCTGGAAGCGTTGGTGTCGCTGTCGCTGTCTTCGTAATAGTTGGCGACTTCGTGCTTGTTGGCGTTGGTGAAGAAGTGAGCGTCACCGTGCTAGTAGCTGTTGGACTTGATGTTGGCGTTGGTGAACGAGTGAGTGTCACTGTCTTCGTATTCGTGAACGTGAACGTTTGAGTAATGCTTGGTGTTGGAGACACAGTTGATGTTGATGTCCATGTCTGAGTGATCGTTGGAGATGTATTCGTCGAGTAATCAACGAACATGAAATCCGGCGAGATCAAGATCCAACCAGCATTTGTGTATGTTCCATTCCCTTGAACTGATGGGAATGTGTTCACGTTGTTCAATCGCCATTGAACGTAATTAGATGCGTCGATTGAAGGTGTTGCTTTGGACAATGACATCCAGTACTTCTGACCTGGAATCAGGGAGACAGAATTCGTCATCACCGTGAATGTCATGTATTGATATGACGTTGGCACAGATGATGCTGGAATTGCACCGATGATAGTTCCTTGTCCAAGTGGTTTATCTGTTCCACTACTCGAATCATTCTGATGGATACGCAATTGAAGATTCCCAATTGCCATTCCAATCCCTATCCTCTTCAGATAGAGCCACACCTTACTTTGTGGCCCAATCTGATTTGGATAGAAGCTCACAGCCAAAGAGATATTGTATGGCTGAGTTGCAAGACTTCCATTCAACATGAACGCTGTGTTCACATTGTATTGATCAGCATCTGCATAAAGAGCAGTTGGAGTGATCGTTGGTGTATTCGATGGTGTTGATGTTGGTGTTGATGTTGGTGAAGGTGTATTCGATGGTGTCGCCGAAATTGTAGGCGACACAGAATACGTTGGTGTAGCAGTCGGACCGCTAGGATAAAGTTGATTTG